GCACAGATTCATCAGAAACTTGATGAGAATAACGTACCCTACGATGGCCGGTGGATTGTAGTTCCTCCGTGGTTCTACTCAAACATGCTCCTTGCAGGACTTGGATTCCAGCCGTCTACTAACGCAGGTGTACGGAATATTGACGCAACCGCCAGCTATGAGGCAGGCCGGATTGGCCGTGTTATGGGATTCACTATCTACATGTCAAATAACCTGACAGAAGGCCCGTCACACGTATCCACAACTCCAGAGCACTACGTCATGGCAGGCCACAGGGATGCTATCACCTTCGCAGACCAGATTACGGCTGTCGAGGCGTATCGTCCAGAACTCCAATTTGCTGACGCAGTTAAGGGGCTCCACGTCTACGGCATGAAGGTCGTCCAGCCAAAGGCACTGGCTTACATGGTGTCTGAATATTCAACGGTGTGATCTAACATGGTAACAACAAATACAACTGACGCACTCGCACGCCGGGGAAAACTCTATAGGGAATCAACCAGTGTTGGTAATTCCACATGTGCACTGGCAATCCAAAGTTCAGACACTCCGTGTTTACCCGGATTCCAGTATGCAACAGCAGATACATACTTCAGGGTTCCAATCACCTATCCGGGTGAGGATATGTTCCTGAACATTATCTATAATGGGCCTTGTACAAACTCAACCATCAGATATGCGCAGGTAGCTGTCCAGTTCAGTCCAAGTTCAGTTGGTGGATTTAATGATTCAACTGGCGGATCTACAAAACAGTCTGCATTTAAGTATTTCACTTCAACAGACTGTTTCCTCTGTACTTCCACACAGTCCGAAGCTTTCTGTCTTGGCCCGCTGGATTCACGCCTGTTTATGTGCAGTACCTCCGCTGGAGAACAGCACATGATTGTAATGGTGGGATATTCCACCGAAAAGGCAGGAGCCGCAACCGCAATTTCAACACTCTCGTTTATGAGCACCACACCACCTATCGGATGTTATTTCCTGAAACCAATGGTGGTTAAGAGCCCGATGTAAACGGGATAAATCTATAAATTTTTTCTGGATTAAAAGGAGAAAGTATGGTAAAGAGAGTTACTAAACCGAAAATTGATGTAGCAGAGCTTGAAAAGAAAACGGCTGAAATCCTCGAAAATGCAGATAAAATTCTTGCACAGCCAATCCCTGAACCTGTCAAAGAACAACCTTACATAAATCCGCCACCGCAAGGAAGCGTGGCATCGTTCATATGCAGGACACCAGACGATTTGGAGAAACATAAAGACAAGCCTGAATTCATAAAGATGGTAACGGATGACAAAGGAAATCTCCTGCCAGAGTGGGTTCAGATAGGACGCATGTTTCACAGACCACACAAAAAGGTGTGCATTGTAGGATTTGCAGATACGAGGATGGAAACACCGTTCCAAGATCCAACACAGGAAATTTGGGGATTAAACGATTTACACAGTTCTCTTCCACGATACGACAGATGGTTTGACATTCATACACGTGAAAACATTGATGAAGATGTCAGACTGGGCAGAGTACCGCCCGGACATAAATGTGGACTTGATGGATTGCGTGGGTTAAATGTCCCTATATACATGCAGGAAAGATACCCTGACATTCCTAATTCGGTTAAATTTCCCTTAAAGGAGATTGTGGATAAGTACGGTAATTACTTTACCAATTCTATCTCCTATATGACGGCACTGGCCATTTACGAGGGATACCATGAAATTTCCATCTATGGGGTGGACATGGCCGTGGGCACAGAATATGTGAATCAGAGGCCGTCATGTGAGTATTTCATCGGGCTTGCCAGAGGCGCAGGTATAAAAGTCTACATCCCGCCTGCATCTGATCTGTGTAAAACACGGTTCATGTATGCATTTGAAGAAGTACGCCAGCACCAGTATAAAGAGAAAATCGAATCCATGATAAAGAACATGACGCAGAGAGATCAACAGATTCAGGAACAGATGCGTCAGATGGAACGTTCTCACTACCAGTATGAAGGTGCAATAGGCGCTACCCGTGAAATTGACAAAATCTGGGCCAATCTCGATGACAAGCTGTAAATAAAATAGTTCGCAAATGCGAACAGGTGAAAGGGAGGCGATATGTCACTAACAGTAGCAGAGGTAAAAGACCTGATGGAAATTAGTTCCACATCGCATGACACTGTAATAGCCGCACTCCTACCGTTAGTCACACTGGGAATAAATGAGTATTGTGGCGGGTGTTTCTCCCATCAGGTGAAAGAGGAATCTGTCACATTCACAGCTGCCGGGACTACCAATTATCAATCATTGACACATAACCCGGTGGTCAGGAATACCGTAGTGGTTACGTCTACTGACAGGGGCACTCAATATTACGGGGATGCCTTCATGTCCGATGTGCCACAGGTAACATATCCCATTCCCAGCACATACGTAGAGGATTACGTCTTGGATTACGAAGGTGGACGGATTTACGTTCCAAGCACATTTTCACAAATACTGGATACAACCACAGACACAGGCACAGTTCTGGTTACATATGCCTACGTAGATTTACACGGCTCTGCAAAAATCGCAGCTGCACGTGTCCTGCAACAGCACTATACCATGCCTTCGGGGATAGGTTCAGAGAGTGTTGGTTCGCTCTCCCGTTCTTACACCGGAGGTGGAGGATTTGGCGGGTACGATGGGTACGTATCTGCATTACTCGCACCATACAAAAGGCCACGGTTGATATAATGTCACACATGGCAGACCTGCTTACAAAGTGGTCACACCAGACAATTACAGTGTTGCATGCAACTACGGCATTTGATTCTAATGGAATAGCTGTAACCAGCACGGCTGTTACCTATACCGCATTGTGCCAGTACAACACACGTGCGGCACTTGGAAGGGACGGAAAATCAATGGTAAGTAACTGCCAGATTCTTTTTGCTCATGATACTACCATTAGAATTGACGATATTTTAACCCTTCCAGACGGGACATCACCTACTATCATCTCCATAGAAAAAACCGTTGATTTTGACGGGAATACCGAATACATAAAGGTGTATACGTAATGGATTTGCAACCATTGGCAGTAATCGGGACTGTTCTGGCCATTCTTGGTCTGCTTATAGAGCATTTCCATTATCAGGCGAAGATGCAGGAAAGGGTGGCAGTATTGGAAACACAGATAAAATGTCTTGAAGGGATGGAAGGAGATGTCAGGGAGATCAAGACAAAAATGAGCTTGTTCTGGAGTGCTCTCGAAGAGCAGATACCGCATCTGCTCATGAAGGGAAATCCGATAGATCCTGCGAGTGACCTTTATTCCTTACTTGCAAAATTCTGTGAGAAGAAAATATCATTACACGAGCTGAAAATCCTTGACAGTGCACTTCAGATTGAAGTCAGGAATCCCGAACATACGCCCGGTGAAAAACTGGCAATAGTTTTCACTGATGCGATAGTCCGGTCAAAGCTTCCAGTGGTGAAAAAAGATGGACAATCTCCTTGTTTCGACTAATGTAATCATAATTATCCTGAATATCCTTATCGTTATCTATTCCATAAAACTTGTAAAATGTCTGAAGCAGGGATACGACACGGGATGGTGGTGGGCACTTCCATTGGTGTCAATATGGACACTGGTGGATAACACAATCGAATTTCTCTACATGCATAACATAGTAGATTCAAATTATTTCCACTCATTTTACCTACTCCAGTTACCAACATACATATTCATGCTGATATTTGTAATGGGGCTGAATTCAGCGGTTAAAAAATTAATCTGTGATAAAGATGGCAAATAAAGTAACTCTTGGGCCTACAGGAACGAGATACGGCGCAACCATGAGTGTAGATATTCGTGGATTTGACAAGGTGCGTGCGAATCTTCAAACACTGGTGGAAAATTATCCCAAAGAGGTAGGACGTGCTATGGGTGAAGAGTGTCAGGCGATAATGGACGAATCAATGAGAATCTGTCCGTATGATCAGGACAACGATCATGAGGACGGTTCACTGCACCTCGTAGAAACCGCTGATATACTTGGCCCTGTAGAACGTGGCGGTAATGACATTGTTTTTATTTTATCATATGATACTCCGTATGCAGTTCTCCAGCATGAAGTTCAGGAGTACCACCACGATGCGCCTGAACAATGGAAATATCTGGAACATCCCACAAATGCACGTGTAAAAGTTCTTGCAACCAATCTCATACGAGGCGTGGATATGGAGAGGATGCTTGAAGGTTCATATAAGGCACAGTCATGGCAGGACATAAATGCTGACATGAAAAAGTGGGTTCAACTGGCCAGAATCAACAGGAGAATGGGTGGACAGATAACGGGGAGATTTGCATGAACATGTTAAATGATCTGGCAACTTGGCTGGGTTCGTCATCCACTGGATGGAATCAGATAGGGCCGGGCAGTACCTATACAATTTATAAATACCAAAGACCTGCTAGCACGGCAAATATGCACGTATTGTATCAATATGGTGGCCCGGGCCCGGACGTAACATATCTGACTTTGGATAATCCCAGCCTGCAAGTGATAACATTATCAGCCGCAACCTCCGATTTGGGGTATAATCAGGCACTAATTGTCCAGAACCGATTTCGGTTTGTATCGAGTATGAACTTACCCACGTCCACGGGTAGCTACTACGTTTTTATCCAGCCGGTTCAGTCACCTATTGCAATGGGATTGGATTCAGACAGGCGTATGCAGTGGTCACAAAACTTTCAAATAAAATTGTCTTATTGACAAATAGAGGTATAAAATGACAACACCAACACTTACATCAACGAATGTACGAACTGGGTTTGGGACGGTCTTATCCCTTTCAACAGCTGGGAGTACTGGTACTTTTTCGGCGGTAGCAGGGATTCAAAATCTGGCCGTTCCTTCCAAAACCATCAGTATGATTGATGTATCATACTATGGAAGTACGGAAAAATATGACCAGATAATGCCCGGTGCAATCTTCAAACACGATGAGATGAGTATAACCGGCGTTATGATTTCCTGTTCAAGTTTCTTCTCATATACATCTGCTTACTCAATGTATGACATGATTACATGGCTTGAAGATGGAACAAGGATAGGGTGGCTGATTTACGTAGGTACTACGAACTCAACAGAAGGGAATTGTTACTACGGAAACGGATATGTCACGGCCTTTGCGCTGAAAACTCCACTCAATGACGTGGCAACATTTGATGCGACAATAAGTATTACGGGGAAGCCGGTATTCGCAACTTCAACAGCGTGAGGTGAAAAGAAATGGCAACAGTATCAGCAAGAAATTCGTTCGGGACGTATATATCATATTGTCCTACAACCACTGGAGGCACATCGAAAGCACCATTAATGGGATTACTCAATGTAACTCCACCGTCACATTCAAAAGATGTCGTAGATATAACAAATCACGGGACAACCGATGGATATTTCATCTGTATTCCAACGAATTTGGGGAAAACCGGGCCGGTAAATATTTCGGCTATTTATCTGACATCATCTTCAGCGTACACAAGTATACTCTTAACAGGGTTTGAGAACAGGACAAAAGGCGTTATGTACTTTGTAATTGGCGGTACATCAAATATGGCACAGATTTCTATGGAAGGATACGTGGTAAAATACGGTCTGACCGCACCAATCAATGATAAAGTCACCATCGAATTATCGTTCAAACCAACAGGTACTCCCTCATACGCAACCGCAACCACTGGATACTAATTGTCTGGAGGGTAAGATGCCCACCCGGCAGTTGGAAAATCCCAATTTTTTAGTACGCATACCGTAGGATAGAAATGTACTCCACACTGATCGTTCTGGATAAACCACGCCACTTACGTTACACGTTTGATGTTATGTCAGAACTGGAACAGGCCATACCCGGTGGGTTCATGAACCTGTTTCAGTTTCCGACAACAGGAGAAGGTGGATTTGCAGTATTGCGTGACATTTTATACGCTGGATTGAAGTGGGAAGATCCCACACTCACTCAATCCAAGATAAGTATG